ATAAATGCCCTTTATCAATAAGATCCTTTGTTTTAGTTACTTTATATGAGGGCCCAAACAATCCTTCCAGAACCCACTTGTGAGTCTGTGCTCCACTTAGAGTTCCAGTGAATCCATATCTATACTTAGTATCTCTAAGTTTGGACATAATTCCTATTAATGATTTGGATTTAAATTGATGTGCCTCATCTCCTATTATAACATCAAATTGACTAAACCACTTCTTATCCATCTTATAGATGGATTGCCATGTTGATATGGTAACTCTTTGAGGAGTAGTCCTTTTTCTACCAGCATAAACACGATGACAGTACTTTTCGACATCCCAACCATACTCTATAAAATCCTTATACATTTGTTCTACGAGAGAAGTCGTGGGAACAACAAGTAGGATTCTTCTCTTTCTGCCCACATGATAACGTGTAACAGCATAGATCATCAGGGACTTACCTGATCCTGTAGGGGATATAATTAATCTTCTATTATACTTTAGTGCATCATACACACCTTGTATTTGATAATCTCTAGGTTTGATACTAGTGATTGCTAACATATAATCCCTTACACCTTCCAATGATATCTCTTCATTCTGTTCAAAGGGAAGACCATAGTATTCACTATTCAAAAACTTGACACTATACTCTGACTTCTTTGCCCAATCTACAATCTTATCTAACAGTCCGACATAAACCTCACCAGTGGCAGTTGAAAATAAACGAATTTTACCATCCCAATGTCTATTCCTATACTGAGGCATAAACTTGGCGCCTGGAACATCGAATGTAAAAAAATCAGATAGTTCCTGTTGGACATGAGGTGGTGCATCTACAGTAAGATAGACCTCATTCTTTTTAGCAATAGTAAGATCAGTCATAACCCCTCGTAAATCTCTGCCATTCGATGGCATTCTTTATTTGGTACGTTCGATTTAATATAACCTTTAAGATACTCTCAAGATAATCTAACATTATCTGATAGTAATCTATCTTAGCAATACATTTAATTAGATCTTCATCTCCATCAAAGTATATTCCCAAGTCTGCCTTTAGAACTTTATGGTCGAAAGGTTTCTCTGCATATACTTCGGGTGATGCTTTACCTGAGTAATATTGCCACTTCTCCTTCTTTAAAACTTTATATCTAGTTTCCTGAGCTCTCTGAAGGGTTAAGATATTATTGTATATCTTATAATATTTTGCGTGTAATGCTGGTACTCTTGTTGATTCTGAATGAAGAAGTTCATTATCAATTACAGAGTCTTTATCCCAAAGGTCTTGTATAAATTCAAGATTCATCTCCTATCAAACTCTCCACATTAAAAATAGTATATTTAAAAGAGGCTGTCGCCATAATATAATTTATATCAGTTGCGTCAGCGGTAAATGGAACTGGGGTAAGAGAATTAGGAAATAGATCCTTAAAACTTACCTTGGCAACTGGATTGAAACTACTATTATACACTATAAGTGTACCATCTGACGTATCACCCATGATGAGATCATCATTATTTTGTTGATTTATGGGTATAGATTCTGCCAAAGATTCGGGAAATCCAAGAGATCTCATCCATCTTTCTACCTGCAGATAGTTCTCTAAATTTTCATCAATAAAAAACTCTATGTCTAAATCGCCATAATCAAGTTTATCTCCAGCTATAGGAATATCTTTCAAGTAAGTTGTCTGAATAGACACTCCTAGATTGATATTAGGAATACTAACTGATTGAGAAAAGAAATCTACCTTTGGTGCCTTAGCCAAAGTAAACTTAAATCCTGCAGGGGATAAGAAGTTCCTATTCTTAAGTTGTCTAGACCAAGCAGAAGTCTTCGTTGCCATGGGCTTTTCCTTTTATTTAGTTGGTTCTTCGCAGTCAGGACTGATACTTTCAACCATTGTTCCACCAACATCAGATCCAGCATCCATTCCCATCATTGTAGCAGCTCCAGCAAGAACCCAACCAACGAAAGGAATCCCAGTGAGACTAGGGGCCACAGCAGCACCAACACTAGCACCGACCATTCTACCCGTTCCTTTTCCTGATCCGATTGCTTCAATACAGGCTTCTGACTTACCTGTTTCTGTGGTAGATGAAACACCGCCAGTCCCAATACTCGTTGCTGGATATGATTTCCTTTCTGTAATGGTGTTGTTACCCATTCCCAGAAACCCCGCTTTCTTCTTTATATCCCGTTCCACATGCGACATCTTAGGATCATGGGAACGATAGTTAATCCAATATCCATCCTGTCCTGCCTTTACTTCATAGGAAGTGTACTCACCGACAGGTACATTTACTACAGGAAACTTACTTTGTCTAGAGATCATCCCAATCATACCAATATGACTAAGACCCAATACCGTCCCTAAACTTATGGTAAACCACTTATTCATAATCATAACATGAGTCATATTATATAGGCATAAAAAAAGAACCCCCGTCGGGGCCCCAATATTCTGGTTCTCTTGGATCTATTCTGGGATCCCACCAGAAGAATCCGAGTTGATGCAACCTAACATGCATCAGTGGTTTTTTTAATTCCATTTCTTCTCCAATAAAAAAGGGAGTCCGTAGACCCCCTTCATTCGGTATGCAATATGAATTACATGAGGTTTGTAACTTTAACTCTACGATAGTAGCGGTTTGAGTTAGCAAGAAGGCGTCCAAGACCTTGGTTAGAAACATTACCTTCCGCAAATGGGTTAGCAACGATTCCGTAACGAGTCTTAAAGCCAATTTTTGGTTGGAAGGTGTCCTGACCAACTGCACGAACCATCTGTAGAGGAACGTATGGGCAGTAGAACAGACCAGCATCGTAAGGATTAGATCCTTTGTAACCAACAACGTAGTACTGATTAGCGTCATTGTTTGCAGCGAATGGATCGATGTAAACTTTGTACTTACCAGCCAATGTTCCAGCAAATGTATTGCCAGTGTCATCAACGTTAAGGTTAGCGTTCAATGCAGGAGTATAGTCAAGGATTCCAGCCATTGTTAGTGCAGAAGCAACGTCTGCGGAACATAGGACAACGTTGCCCTTTCCACGACGAGTTCTTTGTGCGATCTGGTTGGCATCTCTTTCTATCTGGAAGAGAAGTCCCTTGAATTTCTCAACTGACCAACGACCATTACTGTCTGTATCTAAATCGAAAGTTCCAGCAGTAGAGGTGTTGATTGTTGCACCTTGCTCAGCAGACTTGTAGATAGTACGGATAACTTCACGGTTGATCTCTGCAAGTATCTCTGTTGAGAGGATATTTGCGAGTTCAGACTCGGCGTTTAATCCGTGGATAGCTTTAAGGTCTTGAGCTAATTCTAAACTGTACTCAGCTTTCAAAGCACGAGACTTCGCAGTCACCGTTACTTTCTCAATGCTGAATGCCATTTCTTGGAAATGGTTGGAAGCACCGTCGCCTAAAGCTTCGGAGTCTCCTGTCCTCATACCTTGACCTACATCATATGCAGATGTGGTAGCAGAGGCAACTGGGTTAAGAACGCCAGGGTTAGTACCAGACTGTGAAGTTGTACCGAAACCTGCAGCTGTATCAGAGAATCCTCCTGTGAGGGTCTCAGCGCTGTTCTGTCCAGAGAATGCTGAATCTGGCTCGTCGAATAGAGCTTCTGTTCCACTCTGATTCGTGTAGCGAGAACGCATTGCGAAGATCAAACCTGTAGGTCCGCTCATTGGCTGAACACCAGCAAGGTCATAAGCGACCAAGTTAGGCATTGCACGACGGATAAGGCTGATCAATACAGGGTCGAAACCTGCAACTGGGCCTGCGGCTGTTGAAGAACCACTAAATCCACCTGTTCCAGCAGAGTTAGTTGGTGAAGCTTCTGTTAAACTCTGGAAAGAGTTCTCTTCACGGAGCATTTGCTCTTGGTTCTCAAGAAGTACAGCAGTAACATTACGTCTATGCTGATCTTGAATCTTGTCTACTCCTTCGTAATCGAGGAGCGGGGCCCACTTTTCAGTAAGCGCCTGATAGTTGATGTTTTGTTGCATCGTTTTGTAAGGTTGTTTAACTAAAAATTTATCACTTCCTATTCACACGACCAAGTGCTTCCAGATAAGTAGCCATTGATCCAGTAGCTGGCTCAACATGCTCTGCTTCTTCTGTTAGTTCTTGAGGTGCGCTCGTAGGAGAACTAGTCTTTGTTCCTCCTTTGAAGTATGACTCCTTAAGAGTTTCTAGTTTTCCACGATAGGCTTCTTCACTTTCAAACTCAACACCCTCTGCAAGACTTTGTAGTTTTTCCTTTTGGGATACTGCAAGTCCTTCTGCAACGTTGTTGAAGACAGTCTGAGC